CAGACCATGTAACATCTTTGCCAAAGCCACAACAGCATCCTCAATGGTTGCGAACCGTGTGATATCAGATTCAAACAGTTTCATGATATCCATGTAACGCTTTGTCATCATGATGTTAATCGGAATGACCACAGCAAATTGTCCGCCGGCTTCCAGGATCTTATGGGACGTAATCTTGTAATAAGTCACATCATCGATGACGACATCCTTACACTTATCCAGAATCGAATCCGGTATTGAGATGGACGCATAATTCGAAATCGTGACCGGGATCAGGTCCTTGCCAATGTAACAAGTGAACTGATCCGAGATATTATCCAGATAATCCTCACGAATATAAATGTCAAAACGCTTGCCATCGTCTTTCGGAATGATGGTGGACATATCGATGATGAAATACTTGTCAAATGACGGTGAGAATACAATCTTCTCCGCATTAGACTTCAGAAGATGTTTTGCCGAGAGAATGTTCTGAGACACACGTGATGTCATCAGTTCCGTTGTATAAATGAATCCACCTGTCAAATCTGCAACTTTCATTGCACGTTGTCCATAGCATATATGACAGCAATCTTCATTCAAATTGCATGTGCACGGAGACCGGAACCAGAATCGTTTACCGATCTTATCCTTGTCACCTTTATGCAGAACTTTGAGGATACCATTATTCTTCTCTTCATAATAGTATCTCCCGTCGAACATCTCGAGAATGGTTTCATCGACTGTAATCGGAATCGGATTCTTGGATCCACAATCATAAACTGTCGGTGAAATGGTACCATATGCAAGCATCATAAGGTTGCGGTTGAAATATCCTGCAGCACCCATATAATCCTTATTCATGATATCAGGCACACGTGCAGCAATTGCACCTGTGTAGAATACAGGCAATGAATGATAACCCGCACGGAATCCGTTACCATTCATGATGACAGGAATGATGTTACGTCCATCGGGAATCTGAGAGAAGTTGATGTACAACTCTTCCATCTGTTTCGGCTTCACAAGTTTGGTATACTTGTTTCCGATGAAGAATGGATTCTTACGTTCAGTCATGATTCCTTCCAGAATCTTATACCGTCTTGCATTTTCCTCAACAATGTCGGCGGTTTGCATATCATTTGGATATTCCGTATTATTGATTTCGCGGATTTCCGGAGAATCACGATAATGATCCAGAAACAGATTCTCTGCAGTATAGATTTGCATATCGGCTTTTGCAAAGTCGATCATCATCATCTTCCAATCGAGTGACATACGTGCCATCCGCTCCTGGATATCTTTGATGGATACGCCATGTTTCTGCAGGAAACGATTGATCTTGTTTTGGAAATCCTTCCGCAAGCTTGCAGTCAGATACGATGACAACATGAAATCGTCCAGGTTGATATCTTCCAGATATGCAACGATTGGACGAATCATTGACAAACAGAACATGAAACGATTCAGCGGAAGCACTCTGATTTCAGAATCATCGTCTTCCACAAATCGTTTGATACGGATCATTGTCTTCTGCAATTTGTCTCCGTTCTCATCTTTGTTTCCCCAGCAGAGTTCTGCAATTGCAATGGTGCGGTTGACCAGGTAATCGAATTTGTTCCGATAACGATCCAAGACAATCGGATCACCAAGCAGCTCAGTAATCTGAGCTGCAGTAGTGATTTCGTCCAGATCGATTAAGTCATCGAACAATTCATATTTTGCACTGTACATCAATTCATAATTGCCATTCATAGCGGGTAGTCCTCCTTACGTATCAATGTCTGACGGCTTCCATTTGAACGATGTTATCATCTCTTTTCTTCTACGAGTTGCTTCCTTGCTTTTACCAACAAGCATATCATATGTTTGCATGATATGAATGTCGGATGCATCCACGCGGAAAATTCTTCTGGTTTTCGGATCCATGATGATTTCCCGAAGAACCTTCGGATCCGATGAACCAAGACCTTTATAGCGGTCCTTGATAACCGGATAATTCTTTTGGATGTTTTCAAAGAACTGAGCAATCGTAGTTGTGTTTGTGTCATAAATGACATGCAGTCCATATTTACGTTGGATTTCAATGATGGGTTGCAACCGATCAAACAATGTCTGATCAATAACAACAACTTGATCAGTCAGATCGATTGTCGCCAGAATTTGGTGTGATTTCGGATCAAATCCAAGCTCAGGAAATACTTTGAGTGACTCAACACACCAGTTGTCAATGTTGTTAAGGAATGCATCCAGACTGCCTGCTTGCATCATACCATAAGCAATATGCTCAAGCAGATTTCTGTTGACTGACAGATCCAAAGACAAATCAATCAGATCACTCAGATACGTGAAAGCTTCTGTAATAAATGTACGTCCACTTGCTTTCTGTACAACACCTTCCGGGAATGTGAGACTGATGTTGCCCACGGAGTCAATACACGCATTGATGTAATCCGTCTGCGTTGTAACATATGACACACGTTTTCCAGATACAAGCTTGTACAGCGGCGGTTCCGCAATATACAGCTTACCGGCTTCAATGATCTCCGGGAAGAACTTAAGGAAGAAGGAACATTGTTCAACACGAATATGAAAGCCATCGATATCAGCATCTGTTGAGATCACGATTTTATCGAACTTCAACCGCTTCATATCAAACGTAGAACCGATGCCGCATTCCAACACTCTGACGAGATCATACCACACATTTGATTTCAGAGCCTGATCAATCGTTAAATCCCAAACATTCAATGATTTACCTCTGAACATCAGAACCGCTTGGAATTTTGCATTTCGTGCAACATTAATACCGCCTGCAGCAGAATTTCCCTCAACCAGATAGAGTTCTTTTGGCTGTGGGGTCTTGACAGATGAACACGGAAGATACGAATCCGGAATAACCCACTGCTTCTTTTTGGATTCAGATGCAAGGTTTCTTGCTTTCTCACCTTCCTTGCGGACGCGGTTATTCTGAATCACAATTTCGACAAGTTCATTGAGTCTTGTTTGATTCATGTCGGAAAGTTTTTGATATACAGCATTCGCAATTGCGGTTGCCAAAGCTCTGGAATCGACCTTTGATTTCTCCTGAGAAGCAAAGATATTCGCAAAGTCGCAGTCCGCTTTGACGACAACATTCAGATGCAACAAGATGTCGCGACGAAGATCATCATCCTCCAATGCTTTCTTCTTTGCGATTGCACGCTCTGCCAGATACTTGGATAAACCGGAGATGACGCCATTGATATGAGATCCACCTGCAGCGGTCTCAATCATATTCATCCAAGATTGTCGGATGTCTTCTCCACGATAATCAGGCGATGCATACATGAATGATGCTTCAACATGGAACATTCTATCGTATGCTTCACCTTTCACAAGTTCTGTCAATTTTCCGTCACATTCAATCATGATCGGTTGAGACAAGAACTTATCTTGTGGAATGATTTCTTTGAAGAACTGATCGACTGTCTTATGCGTGATTTTATACTCGTTGCCATTCACCGTATATGATACCTTGATGGATGGATCCAATGTATATTCGAATCCTTTGATCCATTGCACCAGATCAGGAACCGGAATTTCCGATTCACCCATAATCTTCTTGGATGGTTTGAAGTATGTCTGAAGACCATGATGTTTATCCTTATACGGCTCAAGTTTCTCGTCCACAAGTTTTCCTTCCTTGTAGTGAAGAGTCAGCTTCTTCTTTTCTTGTGGACGGAAAGTTGTAACAATGAGATCACTAGACAATGCCGTGAATGCCGTTGTACCAATACCATTCTCACCAGCCGATGCACCATGTGCACGTGTCATGTTTGAACCCGCATTGGATGTTTCGTGAATAGTCCGCAACAGATTTGTCGGAAGACCTCGTCCGTTATCTTCCGACATGATATGATCGTGGTCAATCTCGATATGAATCGAATCACCAGGAGATTCTTTCTTAAAGCATTCATCTGCATTGTTGTTGATGATCTCTTTACACAAATGCAGAATACCTTTGGATCCAACAAAACCAACGATCATCGTTGGTCGTGTTCGAATACGCTCAATATCATTTGTAATGATATCCATTTTATCATCTTTCATTATCGGCATATGATAGATCCACCTTTCGTAACAAAAATGTATTTGTTTGTTATGAGTCCTTGAAGATTATACATTTCCCATAACGCGAAAATAATATACATCTCCAAATGACAAAAAAATAAGTTCATGAAAATGAACCAATTCATTTATATTGCCATAATGAATTTTCTGTCCATTGTTAAACATCCTCTGTCCGTGTTGAAAAACAACACGGAATCATTTCATCTGCGTGGGGGCTTTATGCCCCCATACTATTTTTATTGTTTCAACGTTTCGGTAACTGAAACCTTGAGGAGGTTACGAAAATGAAAATACAAGGTTTGTATGACCTGGATCTTGCAATCAAGGTCAATGCCCTGAAAGAGGTTACATCACCTCAGATATATCGATCAACCAATCAATTCAATCCATCCGGTCTCTTTTCTGAAGAGATCTTTGGAATCACCGAGGAAGAACAGAAGTATCGTTGTGGATACATCAGACTCCCAATTCATGTATTCAATCCACATATTGCAAAGACCATCATTCAACGTTCTGGCGGTATCATTAGAAAGTTGGCTTACGCCGAAATTAGATGTGATCTGACTGACGGTGTTTTGGTTGAAAGTGAAAATGGTAAATATTGTGGATTCATCGATCTTTACAATATCTGGGAGCAAATCGACATCCAGAAAACACTGAAGACAAAACGGGATGAAAACATTAAAATTCTGACAAAGACTCCAAAACGTTTGCTCTTTGTCGATAAGGTTCTCGTGCTCCCGCCGGCGATGCGGCCAACTGGTATGCGAAACGGCCGTCAAGTAAAATCTGAGTTGAATACTATTTATATGAAGCTGCTTGGATTCAAATCAGTCACGTCTCATGTGACCACGACTGTGCATAAGGCACATAATCAAATTCAGGATACTGTTGTCGAAATATACTCATACATCCATAAACTGTGTGGAACAAAGAATGGTTACTTCCAACGTAACCTGCTTGCAAAGAACACTGTCGGTACTGTTAGAAATGTTATCTCAGCACCGAGTTACAGGACAGATGATACTCCTATTGGTATCTTCAGAACCGGTTATCCGTTGATGTCAATTCTTTCCATGTTCCGCCCATTTGTAAAATTCAACATGAAACAATTTCTGTCATATGATAATATCGTGACATTCCATTCGAATCCAGATGAAATCAAACGCTCAAATATCGATAATATCTATGATGACAGAGGCATCGATGATCTGATTAAGATCTTCATGTTGAACCCAGGTTCCAGATTCCGTATCATGTATGCGGATCCAGAAAACAAGACGCCGATTATGTTCAATGCAATCAACATACAAACGAACGAAGCAATCTCTCGTCCGTTGACATTGACCGACGTCATTTATCTATGCTGCTACAATGCAACAGTGAAAGCAGATCGTCATGTCTATACAGTTCGATATCCGATTGGTGACTTGTATGGTGCATTCTTTACAAAGGTTCATGTATTGTCAACGAATACAACCATGAAAGTGCAATTCAATGGCGAAACATATACATCATATCCTGTTGTAGATCCCGAGATGTCACATGCCAAAGTATCGACACAATTCATCGATGTTCTTCAGATGTCGAATTCTCGTCTGGTAAACCTTGGAGGTGACTATGACGGTGATACCGTTAAGAGTACGGGTATCTGGTCCGATGAGGCAAACGAACAAGCTGAAAAGATGATGTATTCTAAGATTTACTGTGTGCGTACAGATCTGACAGCAGCATTCCCAATTGAAAAGGAATGTTTGAATGGTCTGTATGGCCTGACAAAGATGTGATAAATCATTACAAAAAAGAAGACATGATGATATCATAGGGAAATGCTGCTACATTTCCCTATGATAATCATGATCATCCGTTAATGTGCTGCGATGATGTGCGTATCTGACTTCGGTGTGGCCAAAGCCTTTAATACATCATTGATTGGTTTGATGAGTTTTGTATTGATTGCTTTGATTTCTGATACGTTTGGTATGACAACGGATGATTCGAATGAATTTGAATCGGCTGGTAATAATCCCAACCGGTTCAATTCATTCTTCCAGTAGCGAGACATTCTATCACCTCCTAACATGAAATTCAGCAATGTCTCTAGCATTGATGCCATTCTAACAATATATGCAAGAAGTCTATTTCGTGGGGCAAAAGCCCCACGTAATAAATCAACTGTTTTCAAACCTTAAAGTATGGGACCTACCCAAATAAATTAAAGGAGATGAATTGTATGGGAATGTTGGATTCATTGAATATGTTGGCAGCATCTCAATCGTTTGAGGCTGCAAATGAATCTTATCATCAGCACCCAACCGCAGAGTTCGATAAAGGACAAGCCGATCCGAATGCTTGGTTGGATCGGTATGCTAAGTTTACAACCAGACCTGGATTCAATCCAAATATGGATGGATACTTTACCGCATACACTGGACACTGGGGAAGCTATTCTGATGTCATGCAGAATTTCGCCGGAATGGAACTCGGACCTCTGCAGGAAAAAGTTGAACCGAACAAAATCTTCACTGCTGATATTGCCGCATTGAAAACACTTGCTGCAGATCAGGGTAAACTCGTCAAGGTTTTCGAAAGAAAAGTTATGGAGAGTTTGAATGATAAGGGTAAGTTTGGCGTCAACGAAGATGACATCGAAGCAATCCAAGCATTGACAGCGGCTCGTAACTCATTGATGTCGATTCAGAAGGAACAGATCGGTGTTAAGAAGAGCATTGCTGAATTGAAGATCAAACAACAACAAGCTTCTGCAGGTGGATCTGGCACCACGAGTACAGTGAGTGGTCGTGTTGCATCTGCATTCGATGTGGGGCGTTCTATCATGGATCAAATTTTTGATAGTCCAGCGGCTTCCAGTACGCAGGAACCCGTTATATCTGCAAACTATCCGACGGTGGATCTGGATCATGCTGCTTCTGTACTGGATAATATCGTTGACGCTGGATCTGTTTCCTCGTCTGTTGCATATGAGACAGACGAACCGACAACATATGTCGTTGTGGGTGAATCGGATAGCGATACAGAATTCGTTACATATTCTGCATCAGGCGAAGTGTTGCCAGATTATCCAAATCCGACAACAAAGATTCAGTCAGTCGACAGAGAAGCGGGAAAAGCTGTTGACGAATTGCTGGTATCATACCCAATCAAAACACGTGACGAAGTCAATTGAATGGAACGGGGGCTTTGTGCCCCCGACCATTTATAAACCTCACACAAAATGATAATTGTGAGGTTTATCCTGCATGAAACGCGATTCTTCATGCCGATTCTCCTCATTAATTACCTATTCCAAATCTAAAGAAAAGGAGAGAGAAATATGCTTGATTCGAGGTATGGCATGAAATATCCATTTCCCCATACACTTGTCCATATCGTGGACAATTCCGCATATACCGGTGACCTTCCTGTTACTATTGCGGATGATCCATCGATGTATGGTCAGCTCGTCGTGGCAGGATTCCCGATGGGTGAAGACCGCAAAGTGATCCCGATCTCTCGTTCGGACATCTTGAGCGTTGCATACGGCCTTGGCAATATCGGCGCATCTGAAATCAAGAAGTATGGCCAGGCGATTACATATCCGCTGTCGGCTATCGATCAGGGTGCCCCGGTTCAGCTGCTCCGTGTTACGCCTGCTGACGCGACATATGCATATTCCTGCATCACCATTGAGTGGAAGTGGGATAAGACCGATCAGGTCATGCATGTTCGTTACGGCACTGAACGGCTTCCGAATGACCGTGATCTGGTTAACTATCAGAACAAGGATCGTCTGGCTGCTGCTATCAAGAAGGCTGTCAAGTCTGACAATGTGAATGACACCGGCGATGGCGGATGGAAGCGTCGTGCGTTCATGGTCTGCATCGGTGCAGGTCGTGGTTCTGCATACAACTTCTTCACTACTGCTATCAACCAAACTGTTCAGCCGAAGCGTCCAGCGAATGTGCAGTACCTGCTCGAGACGATTGATACGAAGAAGAATCTCGTCGTCGAACAGTTCCTTGCATCTCTCGTCAATATCAATAACCGGCGGCAGGATGCGATCGATCCGATCAACATTGTTGTTGGTAAGCGTGCAGAAGGTTCTTCTATCGTTGTCCCATACTTCAATGAGGACGCGATTGTTGAACTGTACAATGAGTATCGTCTCCACCTTGACGAAGCTCTGCCAATGACAATTAAGTGGACGCCGGAATATGTAAATGAGGTCAAGAGAACATTGACGGTCAATACGTTTGACCCGATTTTCGGTCTCTATCTCTATGAAGGAACGGATGTCAACAACAGACTCCCGTACTTCCAGGTTGATATGAGATCTGCTGATCTGCAGCTGCTTCCGGAATCACAGCGTGTGTACTATACCAAAGGTGAGAACCGTGATCAGGTTGTTTCTCAGAAGCTTCTGACACTTACCACAGGTATTACAAATGCGGCTGATGCTGTCCATATCGGTGATATCTATCTTTACGGCGGTACAACGTCCTATACCAGTCCGTATGTTTACGTTGTCATTGGTATCAACCAGGGTACGGGTGCAGTGACGACAGTTCGGACGAACATGCTTCACTTCAAGAAGACTGATGCATACGTTGATAACAATTCTCGTCTTGCGACGATTATTGAGACCGGCGATAAGACTCAGTTCCTGAACGTTCTGAATGAACGTATCTTGAAGGGATATGTCGAAGACGGCGAGTCCGTCGCATGGTATAACACCGTGACCGAGACGTGGGATATCTACTATGTCACAACTGGTTCTAAGGATCTGGTTAAGGGCGGTACATATGTCGCTGAAGTCACAAGCAATCCGGATCTGCTTCCATCTTATGCTGATAATGCTACGGAGAATCCTGGTTACTCCTTCATTGCATGGGATACAATGACCAATATCGGCAATCTTGTCGGCATCATGCAATCATCATATCCGAATATCAACGGAACTGCTGCAACACGTGCAGGTGCAACCTGTATCGATGTAACAGCACCGTTTGATGCGTCGGCTGATCCTCAGGATTCGAATGGTTCCATCTGGGTCAACTCCGGATACTATAATTCATCCGATGAGATGATCCCATATGTTGTTGCCAACAGAACCACAGCTGCTGTCAAGAAGTATGGCGCACCGCCTCAGAATGTCTCAGACGCTCTGAGCAAGGATGTCGTGAACACCCAGTTCGATGCATTCTTGTGTGATTCTGCACACGCACAGGCATATACGATCAAGGATGACAGTGTCATCACATTCAATGCCGGCGCTACGATCAACCGCGGCGATTCCATGATTCTCGGTTGGAAACCTGAGGGAAATGCTGGCGAACTCTTCAGATTCCAGGTAACTGCTTCCACAGGTGGTACATCCTATACCATGAAGGAAGTGACTGATTCTGAAATCAGTGCAACATATCATGAAGGTATGGGTGAAGATGTCACCGCATTCGTTGCATGGCGCATCTTCAATGGTTTCCTGAGTGAATATCAGCTCGTTGAAACTGAACCCGCTGATTGGGAGACCACATATACGACATACTATGTGAAGGGTGAGTCCGGCTTTGTTCCTGTCACCGGTGATACGGCTCCTGATTGGAATCCGAACAAGTACTATACCAAGACCGCAGATGCTGAATTCTACACTTCTGCAAAGTTGACGGCAGCGTCCAAGATTGATCGCACCGACAATGTCAGCAAGTGGAGTGCATTCAAGGATATGTCTGGTTCTACACCGACATATTACAAGATCGACGGTACAAGTGGTGAGTACACCGTTATGACCGGTTACACATCCGACAATCAGTTCCTCCGTTGGTATGTTCCGTCTTCATCCGGTGATTGGATTGAGGACAACCGCAGCAACATCGATGGTTTCACCAACCTCGGTGGTTATACGGTGACAATTCCGAGAAACATCTTTACATACGTCGAGGATGCTCGTGCGGCAAGCCAGATCAATCGTTACACTGTTATCGGTACGCTTGGTTCACTGTATCGTATTCAGGAGAACGCGGTCAGCCCGAATCCGGATTACTATTCGTCTGCATACGGTATCAACATTACCACTGCAGATGGCGGTGTTCCGCTTGAGGATGGCTATACCGGATTCTTCGATGACAGCACGAATGACATCGAGTTCAAGTGGAACTATTCCATCCTGCTCGTCAATGCATTCCGTGGTAAGATCGATCCGCGTATCATGTCGCCGACAAAGACTCCTGCGAAGTATCTGTTCGATGGTGCATGGAACACTGTCGTTGGACAGTCTGCTCTGCCGACAATGTCCTATACGGCTGGTGATCTGATCGCAGCTTCTACGATCTTCACCGACGAGGAAAAGGATGAAGTTCTCTTCAATCCGGATCTTGTCGCAGGCTGGTCTGCAAAGAACTCCGACATCGACGTCAAGCAGGCGATGTATGATCTGACGGAATATCGTATTTATCAGGGTATTCCGGAAGACAAGCGTCCTGTTGGACCTGGTTCAGGTCTGTCGCTGCATCTGGATGCTGGTTATACCGATGCGTCCCAGGCAGCTGTTATCAACAACTCATTCATGAAGCGTTTCAACAACCCGAACGTTTCGTGGGATATCGGCGGATGGGTGTCCTCTACGGATGGCCTTGCATACACCTATGTCAAGCGGATTGCTGACAATCTGTTCAGACACTGCAAGACATACTCTGTCAACAAGCCGTTCGTGAACACATATTCCAAGATCGACCGCAGCGAATACATTTCCTGCTTCCCGGACATCGACACGACTGACTGGGAATACAGAGAGGTCATGTATAACTCCGGCGGTAATGCATGGATTCCGGATGTTAACGGTGCGATCATGCGTCGTTCTCAGCGTACTCTCATGAGAGGTTCGGATACTTCTGATCTCGTTCAAGAGAGCAACATGAGAACTCTGACACAGCTCGTTTACCTGCTCCAGAATAAGCTCGACGAAAAGCTCTTCGAGTACAACGACGACTCTATTCTGAGAACCATGCAGGACGAAGTAAACAACATGTTCAGCAACTGGGTCGGAAATCTGGTTGATGGTCTCGATATCCACTTCGAGCGCGACATCAATCCGGTTGACGGCGGCGAACTTGTTGTCTGCTATGTCGACGTTGTGTTCCGTGGCATTAATCTCCGCATCCCGATCATCGTGAACGTTAACAGACGGCTCGCGACGACCTAACTCAATAAGAAAGGAGAGAAATAGTCATGCCGATTAGCTTGCAAACTGGTATCCGTGAATACAACGGTGATTTGAGTCAGTATACAGGTATGCTCGGCGGTTTGACTCCGGACGTTCACACGCTCCGGAGTTTGAACCCCGAGACTACCAACCGCGTCATCTGTGTGATGTATCGCGGTCCATATTTCCTGATGCATTACTTCGGTGATGGTTCGAATGCGTATACGAACAAAGAGTTCGCAACGTATAAGAAGCTCATCGAGTATTACAATACAGGAATTACTGTCAATGCTGGTGACCATTCACTGGCAACGACGAATCTTCAGGGTGGCTTTGCTTCCAGAAGCATTCCGATTCCGACGCAGCAGAATGCAAACAACAACCAGTCGCTTCAGATCACGATTCCTGAACTTGTTGGTCGTCCGGCTGCCAACTTCCATAACATGTGGATTGATGGTATTGCCGATGAGATCACTGGTCTCACACATTATCAGGGTCTGGTCGCAGGTTCTGTTGATGCAAACAAGATTCCGCAGAGAATCTTCACACCTGCAAATGGCGGCGGATCTTCTGTAGCACTCGAACCTTCCCCGGCATGGGAAGTTGCCGAGTTCCTCATCATCGCGCTGGACCGTTCCGGTGCACGTGTTGAGGGAGCTTTGATGGCTCTGGGTTGTGTTCCGTCTGGTAAGATTGGATATGATATCTTCAACTCCAATGCTTCCGGTACGTCTCAGCTGCAGACCCTCACCCTGTCATACAACTGTCAGTTTGTTGAATCCGCGTATGTCAATGACCTCGCAACGCGCTATGTCCAGCAGTTCGCAGTCTTTGGCAACAAGCTCAACTACAACCCTGGTGCAGGAGACGCATTCTTCACAGATACGAATCCGACCACCTATGGAGATATCAACACCGATATGTTCAACAAGGGAAAGAGACCGGACCTCGATGCTGTTCAGTCTGGTGTCGGAAACATTCCTGTTTTCCGTACGAACAATCAGCGTATCTCGAGAACGGCAAAGCCGGAAGAGACCATTACGCCGAGCGATCACTCCAGAATCTACAACACGCCGGAAGGAACCTATACGGATATCTCGAATCCGTACGAGTCCAACGCTGCTCCGGGCTAATTACAAAAAAAAGGAATATATGGGGGCGCGAAGCCCCCATATATTCTTTTATGTTAATATGAAAATTTCATAGATATCGAATCGCTCATAACATAGCTTGACAGCAACATAGTCGACACCTTCAAATGTAAAGAAACCGACACCAACCTGTATCAATTTCTTGTCGGTTTTCGTTGCCATTTTCTTTGTCATAAGAACGCCGCGTTCAAGCATCACAGGTTCTTTCGCATGCGCAACGATATCACGATCGTGATATTTGAACGGAGCATTCTTTGCTGCCTCGATCAATGCAGCATTCCTAATGGTATCCAATGTTGCCACGTCATAACCCATCTGTTCCAATGTTACAAGATCTTCCGGATCATGAAACCAATAATAGAACTTAAAATTTTTTGGTTTATGACTTTCGACTACCTCATTGAGTGCCGATTCCTTCTTTGCCATACTTCTTTACCGCCTTTCCTAACAAACATTCACGTGTGAATATCTCGATATATCCCTCAACTGTGAATGGGACTGCATTCGTACTACTTGGTTTTGTGTCGACCATCAAAAATTCATCTAACGAATCTTCTTCATCATCTCTGGATATTTCTTCGTGAGATGGATAGATCGGATAATTCGGATACCGCATACGATAATATTCGTTGTCATAATCTTCTGGATTTGCATTTGACGAAGGGCTTGTCTCTCGAATGTACACATAATCTAACTCATGTATCAGATGCTCGATTCGATCGAATAATTCAATGTCACATTTCAATGCACATGCACCAAACGACATCGTCTCCAGTAATTCATATGCAATGTTACTGATGATCACTGTCATAATCTCTTGAGTCGTTATGATATGATATAATCTATCTTGTTTCTGAGATCCCATCGTGTACACATGGAGCGTGATAGAATCATCATCTGAATATTGTGAATCATTCGTGACGATTACATTCGCGGTCGCGGGATCAAATCCATGTTGTAATAAAAATGTATCCATCATCTGTTTATCTGTCGTCTGAACATAATGTCTATCATCTGTACTCTGATACATCGGCTTCCATGAGAACTCATAAACATTCACATTATTTCACCTCTTTCATTATAATATTCGCAAGGAACGCTAACAATTTTAGATTTTCGGTTTTGTAACCACTCGTTTTGCCGAATGGAATATAATAGTATTCCGGCAATTTGTCTTGTAGATACTGCTTTTGGAATTTCCGTATGAAGTCATATATCCCTGGATCATTATCCTCAATCATACGGAATATCTTCAACAGATAGTCATTGAGACCGAGTGTGTGTTGTTGCAGCATATTCTTCGGGATACCTTTGTAATCGATCGTACCATCCGAATAGAACATCTCAATGCGATCATATCTAATGTATGATGACCAACTATTTTTGCGAACGAATGGAACGCCACCGATATTATCCGTCACAACATGCTTTTGAATAAACATCAGTGCATCTGAATGTAATGTTATAATAGTATCTTCCGTCAAATGATTTGTCTCAATGAATTCCTTTCGTGTTTGTAAGATACCATTGATCATATTTTCCGAAAATACTTTGTCATCTTTCTGTTTCAATCCGATCTGTTTGGTTCGCTTGTCTTTCGGCATTCTGTCGAGCTGATCGATATATTCTGCTGGCAATAACTTAAATCGTCTTGATACAGATAGAGACGCGGATTGCATATCATATTCCACAATATTCCTGCGGAAGACATATTGCATATCTGGATTCATCCATAATGTTTTACTAAACATATCAGGTTGATTTTCTCGTTTAAATAAAACCATATACGATACTCCCTTTATAATTTCATACAGAATATTCCTGTATGTCAATTCAATGATATACATTTCTGTTTGAAAAATTTCTCGCAAAAAGGAGAATGAGTATGGCAAACAACGAATTTGTTGATCCGTTGGATGAACTGATGGCAAAAGCCGAAGCGGCAGAAAACCCGAATGCTCCGACCACTAATACAGAACAGCCCATTGCAGAAGAAATCCCAGATTCCGAGAACGATGAATACGGGATGGGCGATCAACAGCGCGAGATGGATCGCGAAGACGCCATGATGGAAGCTGCTCGTCAAGCACGCCAGGAAGAGTTGGCTGCAGCGGCGGAGAACAACAACAATCTGACCAATATGCCTCCGAGATCTCTGGATCCGGAATTCCAGAAAGAATCTATTGAATATCAGGGTTCCGTTCTGGAGATTGTTGGTCGGATGATTGACCAGGTTATTGCGAAGCATAACCTCGGCAAAGGCGGTATCCCGGTATCGACAGATGATGATCCGCAATTCAGACATCATATCATGGGTGAACTGATTGAACAGTATCATCTGAATGGTGAAACGATCACACCTGCATTCGAGAGTCTGATCATCGCCAATTGGAAACGGGATGAATCAGAAGAAGCTTCTGATGAAACCGACACTCCGGCAGAGACTCTTTCGTCTACTGCTGTAGAGCAGGAACCGCCGGTTGCACGTGAAATCATCCCGGAAATCCAAATCAATGTGGAACCTGGCACGGATGTAACCGTCAATGTTGATGAGAACGTTGTCAATGAGATGAGCAAAACGCAAAAGGTCAACATCCGCGTGATCGAGACAAGTGTCGAAGATATGCGTTCTGCAACAATCATTGAAAACTCACAGCGTGACGACATCATCGTTCCGTATGAGTCCGGTATATACAATGCACCGCTGACACTCCCGTTGTCTGGTTACAGATGTGAAATCACACCACTGAGCTTCTTTGAATATGTCCAGATGACTTCGATGCCACCATCTGGCAGTCAGCTTGACCAGGACAAGCGTGTATGGTCCATCATCTACAAACACATCACGAATGTGTCAATCGGACCGTTCAAGAACTTCGAAGACTTCCTCAAGAAGACCAAGTACGCAGATCAGCAGCTGCTCCAGTGGGGTATTCTGATTACATCCGCTGAAGATGTTGAGACCGCAACGATTCAGTGTGGTAACCCGAAATGTCGGAAACCGCATGAGATCAAGTACAGACCAAGATCGATCATTCATATCAATGACGAACTTGCTGAAGAATGTGATCTGAAAACAACTGGTTCAATCGCACCAGGTCCGGCGGCTATTGAGCATTACAAAAAGATCAATTCTACCGTCAAGATGTATGAGCTTCCTGATACGAAGTATCTTGTTGAGATTGACTCAACTGCATCTGCGTATGACTTCTTGAATGTTCGTTATCCATTGATGGAAGAACTGCGGAAGCGTTTCCATCCGGATGACGAGAATGGAGATCTCATTGATGACAAGTATTCCAGCGATGAAGAGTACAACTTCCTGCTTGGACATGCTATGTTCATCAAAGCAATCTCCAAGAATGTGGATGGTAAAACATTCCGGTATACGAACTGGGAAGACATCGAGAAGATCATTACGACAGCTCTGTCTGTCCATGACTCCGGTGCACTGATGCGTCTGATCAATGACGTTGGTATGAAAACCTATAACCCGGTTCAGTTCTATATCGAGGATGTAACCTGCGATAAGTGTGGACGACACGATGACCGAATCATGATTCCGGACATCGCCCAGTCCTTACTTTTCCAGCTATCTCAGAGGCTGTCATCTATGGAAATAAACTTGACAGAGATGGAGCAGAATTGATTGAATTAGGCGAACTATTCAATCGTATTATTCCATTGGATATGCTCTTACGTTACCCGCGCAAGTACGTAATCCGCCTCCGAGATCTTCGACGGCTCCAGAAGCAGCGCCAAATGGAGCAACACCAATCGCAGATGGCTGCTACGAATTTTGCACCACAGAATCATGCAGCGTCTATCCGCAATGCCCAACAGGTATTGAACAGCTCGGCAATAGATGATTTGGTCGATGAACTTTCTTAATGGGAAATCCATAATGAAAGGAATAACAAAAAGACATGATCAATTCAAATTCATATGGACAGGTCCAGTTCACACGACTGGACCTGTTTGTTAGCGTGCATATACAAACAAATGGTATCGCCTTTGTGGTTGATAATTATCAGCCAATCAGAGAGCAATACTATGCACAGCGGTATCCGCAATTAAATCAACAATGGGAGGAACCTACTGATGTTCAATGTACCACCCGTGAAGGCTGAAGAGTTTGAAAAACTTTTTAAGACGCATCAGGTTCAGATTTCCGCATGTGATGTATTCTTGCAGAATATTCGTCTGTTGAATGGTCGTCATCATATTCTCGACCGTAAGACATTTGATGAGTATTACAAGAATTTCACATCAGACATCGAACTGCAAACGTCACCGATGGATTCGTTTATCCCAGTCGATATCCAGCCAACAGATACTCCGGATGTGATCGATCCGGAAGAACTGATGAAACAGCGTCTGTTTGAAGTAAACAGAACGCCGGAAGCATTCCCTGAATATTTCCGCATCAAGAACCGTGTGACCGAACAGGAACTTCGGAATACGCTCGGTGAAACACATCCTGTCATAATGGCGCTCGTCAATAATGAAGTGACAATGGATGAAATCATCGACGATATTACAATCTACTGGGCGGTCTACAAATATCTGGAGCAGATCACCATGATTCGTATGCAGATCTTCTCCAATATGACACCGATGATCGAATACATTGTGAATCGGTTCACAACTGTAAACGATCTGAAGCGCGCAATTCATGTCAACAAGATTAATCCGAAGAAGGTCGGTAAGTATCGGAACGATCTGATGTTCTTCGGTCCCGATTTCATGAAAGTGTGCGAATGTTATAATGATGCGGAAAAGCATCCTGACATTCCGGTTCACTTTGATCTTGAAACGACAATTGACATGCTTCTCAGCAGTACAGATACGAAGTCGGACAGACTGATCGTACTCGGCATCTATCTGATTGCTTCGTTCGCAATCAGTGATTTCATGCATCCTGATGAAGTTCAGGACAGACGTTGCATGGATTATGTTACGGACGTTCTTTCAAAAGTTCTGTGATGAATATGATGTGGGGCATTGGCCCCACATCATATTTTTTATTTTTTGAGACGTATATCGTTTTCATGTATCGCACAAGTATGTTTAAAAATATTGGCGTTACAACTAACTTATATACTTTATCGAAAGGAAGGTTGACCAGTATGCCTAGAGGAGTTATGAATAATGCAGCCGACATTGAAAAACGTTGCAAAGAAGTAAATCCTTTATCACTGACGGGAATGTCCGCGATGGCTTTTCCCGAGAAGATCTCCACAACACGTGGAGGCATGATGGTGAAGCATGTCTCACAACGTCTGGTTGTCCGTGAACCTGAATTCCCAATGATGTTCTCTGGTGCCGAGAATGAATTCGGTAAGCGTTCCTCATGGGATGTTCGTGCAACTGCGGATTATCGTCTCATGAAGAAATTTGTGAAGTTTCCGAATGCACCTTATTCACCAATTGCATACATCTTCCAAAACATCGAGAACGGAAAATTCTTATGCAAGATTTACAATCCTGCGGTGAATCTTGTTGAGAAATATGGCTTCCGTATGCATAACAATATTCCGAACATTCAAGAAGGTGATATACTGCCGAAAGGATCTTCAATCGCACAATCTTCGTCATATGTTGACGATAATTATTGTGCCGGTGTGAATGTTCGTATGGCATATGCTGTTTTGCCTGAGTTGACCGAAGATTCACTGATCATTTCTGATGAATGTGCAAAAGCATTGGAATATGATTTTGTGGATACTGTAACCGTGAATGTATCCAAGAAGTCATTCCTGTTGAATCGATATGGTCGTAACGGTGAATACAAACCATTCCCGAATATCGGTGAAGAGGTACAGGATGATATCTTGTGTTCAATTCGTGAAAACTCATATGTGTCATCCGTTGCCGAAGCTTCGATCCCACATATCAACGACACAAAGATTTTCTCACACGGCATCGTTGCAGATATCGACATTTTCACAAATGTTGATGTTGAAAATGATCAGTTCAATTATTATCTGTCTCAAATCAAGCAATGGTATTCGGATATCTATGCGTATATCTCAACTGTCATTGCCGATCCGTATCAGGATGATACATCACTCTTGGATATCTATCACAAAGCAGAGAAGTATCTGAACTCGTCCACATGGGTTACAAAGGAATATATTGCTGATACCATCATCAAGTTCACGATGTTACAACCGATGAAGATTAAAGTCGGTCAGAAGGTTGTTGGCCGGTATGGCAATAAGTCTGTTATCTCAAAGATTGTTCCTGTTGATGAGATGCCAAGAACTGATGATGGTCGTCCGATTCATATGTTGGCAAACGCATTGGCGGTTCCAAACCGTATTATCGCATTTGCAACATATGAAGGATCCATGACATTCATGATGGATCGAATGAATCAGCATATCGCAAAAATGCACGAAGAAGGTTGCCCGGATTCCGAGTTTGTTCGGATTGCGTCAGACTTCGTTTCAATCTTCAATCCCGAGCAGGGTGCTGAAATTGATCGTTTGTTTGCGCAAAATCCATCTGCTGTTGCAGAAGATATTCTGACACATGGTATCCACATTCAGATCAAACCGTTCAACGAAGTCTGTGTTCGTGACGCAATTCTGGAAGCATATGATAAGTATCCGGCAATCATGCGTCATTACAAAGTATACACAAAGCTTCATAAACGTTGGATTGAATTGGATGAAAGTTATCCTGTTGGCTACCAATATACATGGGTTCTGAAGCAAGAGCCGTCGAAAGCATTGTCTGCAATCTCAACGGGTCGCACTACGCTGTACGATCAACCGGTGAAAACGCATCAGTACAATAAGAATCTGCGCCATTATTCTGACAACCCTGTCAAGTTTGGCGAGTATGATACTTATAATCTGCTGGCAGGCATTGGTGCGATCGACTTCGCCAAGATTACAACATACTATCGCGGTTCTCAATATGAAGAGAACTCGATCTTGATGGCGCAGCTGAATGACATGGGCATTAATTTCGAGCGATATAATCAGTTCCCACAACTTGATAACTTGAAGAACTCTCTCAAATTCATGGGTATCAAGTTGCGTCCAGATATCTTCGGATATTCGACGATTGGTACAATCGATAAACTTTATGACGTTCTGATCAACAACATCCAAATTCAGGTATCCATTCCTGAATTGCGGGAATTCCTGATCATGTACTCATACTTCATGAAATATCAACAGGTTCATCCGTTTGTTGATCTTGGTGAATTTTTCAAAGCTATCGATGAAACCGATCTGTTTGAAGGTTGCGATCGTGACTATATCGAATCCATGTATGAGCGGTTCACCAGACTTCTTCCAACATTAGACCAATTGAAACAATACTGTTGATCCTCTTTGAGGAAAAGCTATCAATTATAATGTGAGCATGGGGGCGGTTGCCCCCATGTGTCTCTTTTTTTTTGTTATGGATTATGGAATTACAGACTTTATAACTACCATACAGGAGAGGAGGTGGTCTTATGTCTGACATTCGACGAATCGGAGACAAATATTATGACTTCGGAACAAAAAATACATCATTCTTGTTAACAGCTCAGGAATTGAAAACACTGGGTATCAAGAATTGGTATTTCATGTTAGAAGTAAAACGTCCTGATTTGGGAGTCCAGGATATCGATCCACATGCAGAGAATATCTCTGCAGAAGATGCTGGTAGAGTTATTATCGAATGTAAGGCAAATCCTTGGTACTTCTTCCGAGAATGTGCAAGAGTCCCTGTTACAGGTGCTGGTGTATTAAGTCCAATTTTAACACGTGCATCATTGGCTGCATGTTGGTGCTTTGTACATAGTTTCGATTTTAAACTCTGTCAACCCCGTCAGACACATAAGACTACATGGTGTACAATTATATTGGAATACATGTTCCTATTTGAATATCAGAATGCCCGTATTCCGATGATGCACCTGAAGTTGGAACGTTGTAAGCAGAACGCTTCGCTGTTCCGTGATTATGTTTATACATTACCGCCCTACATGAATCCGTGGTCTGAAAAAACCAAACCGCCTGGAGTCATGTCTTTGAAATATGAAGAACATCATACTGAACTGACTGTTCTTGCACAATCCGATTCTCGTGAAAAAGCAAAGGACGCGCTTCGTGGTGCTACGTCTGCTGCAGGAGCATTCGATGAGTGGGAATATATTCCTTACTTTGCGGACGTTATGGAAGGCGGTGCGCCTGCAATTACATCTGCGCGTAATATCATCCGTGCAGTTGGTGGTCGTACTTGCATTATGATGTACTCAACTCCTGGAGACTTGGAAACGGATATCGGTCGTGATACGCAACGTATGATCGATGCAACGCCTGTGTTCTCTGAGAAGTTGTATGATTGTACAAATGAAGAACTGTTAGCAATGTTTGAAGAAGTCGTTATGCCGAATGGTGAAATTCGGAAACCGATCACTGGCTTCTATATTGAATTCAATTACAAGCAGTTGCGTAAAGATGAACGTTGGTTGCGTCAACAATATCAGGAACTCGTCATCAACCTTGGTAAGACCGATGAGTATCGTCGTGGTGTGTTGCTGCAAAGATACCGTGGTTCTGGTTCTGTGTTGTTTGCACAATCAGACATCGATTACATCACGCAGCATACAAAAGAACCGGATTACGAGATCTTTTTGCTGAAGAAGTTTCATCTGTATGTATATAAACACAAAATCAATCGGTATGACCTGAACTCAGATACACCATTCTTTGATGTTGATATTCCATATCTGATTGGCGTCGACGTTGCTGCCGGCGGTGGTGGAGATAATACTGCATTCATCATTGTGCATCCTTACACACTTGAAGTCGTTGGCGAATTGATATCGCCTTATATTGGCATTACGGATCTGATGCGTATTGTAATTGAAATCGCTAAACTTTGTCCACGTGGCGTATTCTGTGTCGAAACAAATTCAATTGGTAAGGGTATTGTTGATTTGGTACAAGAGACGAATCTGGAATACAGATTCTATCATGACCCGAAACTTGATATCTCTAAGAATGCCGTTGAACATGACGAGACACCTGAAATGACTGTGAAGCGGAAATCCAAAGAAAAGGGATATATCGGAACATACGTCACACCGTCTGTTCGAAATAACATGTTCGACTTGTTGAAGACGCATGTGAAAGAGTATAAACAATTGCTCTGTACAAAGTATTTGGCCCGTGATATAACGAACCTTGTGCGTGCGAAAAATGGAAAAATTGAGGCTGCGGAAGGCTTCCATGATGACATGGTCATGGCATATAACCATGTGCTGTATGTTTGGTATTATGGATATAAGATTGAGCGTTTTGGAATCTTGAAATATAAGGCAACATTCCAAAAAGCACAAGAAGCCGTAAACCAGTATCAGTTAGAATCAGCAGAAGAACAAGTAAACAACGTCGTTCCGTACAAAGATCCGAATTGTTATGAAAACCAATTGTTGCGAGAAATGTTGTCTCGCGATCCAATGGGTTCGTTCACAAATAATGGACGTGATGATTATGGATATCGTCGAAGAGATTATAATGGTGGACAAGATCAATTGGTTGGTGAGACGGTATCAGCTTCCGATATGGCTTTCATGAATGAAGTCAATGTGTGGTATTAACAAAAAAAAACAGATGGGGCGCTTCGGCGCCCCATTCACGTTTTTCGAATAAAAAACAAAGCTCGGATGATTGGTCACACCACCAATCATCAATCAAGCTCTGTTCTAGGAAATTGATGAACACTCACCAGGGCGTCCGCAGAGTTCCTGGCCTATTGCATTCCTTCTTTTTCGGTACCGCCATTTCCTTCAATGGCGTAGTTCCATCCAGCAGTCAGCTCCCTGATTCTTATGGCTAAGATATCATGGGTTGGGAGTTCTGACGGATGGGTCGGGAATAGTCACCTTCACACAACGGAGCCTAGGTCATCGGATCCCATCCCAATGTACCTTTACGGATAGTGCCGGCAGATAGGTCTTCCGTGCTGGATCGCCATTGGTCCAGCCCCCTCTGCATCGCTCCTGCTCTTCCACCATACGTGTGGAAACTTCTCGTGAGCGCTCACCATCGTACGATGGCTTCTTTCTTCGGATTTAGGTAGTGTGCCCTATCCCATGCTAATCCCACGAGCGACTAGCTTTGGGTCCTGATTTGGACTACGTGCGATGTACCTCTCATACGATTAATACAACGCCATCAGGAGAACCGATTACTCCAACTTTTCGGGAGGACCTCCCTAAGAGTCGTTGGCGAACTCACTACGCTTATCAGTATTTGGTTAGCGTAGCCGACCATAGAGGCTCATGCCCCGGGTGGTATGGACACCCTTTATGCCAGTTACTCGGCGCTTGCTTTGGCCGCCTTCTTGGCGGCATGCGCCGTCTTGACTGCCGTGCCAAGGTCGGCGCAGTGGCCGACCAGTTCCTTGATTCCGCGTCCGAAGACACGGAACGGAATGGTCAGCACAGCAGCAGAGACTCCGCCAACGACTGCTCCACCGACGACGACGCCGTCAGCGAATGCGTCGCCGAGAGATCGACGACTACTGTCGTCGGAGAGAAGTTTTCTCTCCTTCATGGTTTCGGGAATGAACTCCACTTTCATATTTTCCTCACTTTCTGTCCCTTGACGGGACGGTTTAAGACGGCGTCAGATCTTCACGCCGTCTAATTGGTTGTCCCTTACGGGATGCTTTTAAGAAGTCTGGTATTGTGATATTACCTCCGCTATCACCTGGGGTAATTGAATACCTTTCTTCTTTATTCATAATAATAATATATATATGAAAAATAAGAAAATCACACATGGGGGCCGTAGCCCCCATGATGATATTCGTAATCCGGAATGTTTTCGAATGGTGTATTATGCGTGTTTCATAAGGAGGAAAACACAAATAAAACTGCCGACCCGCTTCGGCATAGAAAGGCGGTCAACCTTTTCAGGTGGGAGAAGGAACATTCCGGATTATCAAATCGTTTATGAAATAATACGTGGAAAACGTTTCATTTCACGTTTTGCTCCAGGATAATACGGAATCAGGATTCTACGTTTATTACCCCATTTTGCAAGCATGGATGCTTGACGTACATAGTCACATACATCGACATAGTATGTTTCCTTACCCCGGTCTCTCAGACGTCCGAAGATCTGTTCACCGATGATGGATGATGAGTATTGGTCAAAGTTGACAACAACACCCAGATTCTGAACGTCGACACCGGTACCCATCGAAAGAGATGTCGACAGAATGAAATCAGATTCCATTGCCTCGCGCCGTTTCGACAATGGCATAGAACCATCAATACCTGCTACGGTATATCTGGAGAAGAATGGGTCCTTTTTCATTGCATCCAATATTCGGTCAATAATGTCAATCAATGGTACAAGCACTAGGATCTTACCATTGTAATTGATAACACCTTTTGCGCGTTTGATGACCGTTACAACATTCCGAATGAAAGGTTCTCCGTTCTTGTATTCCATCAGCATCCGGTAATACGATGAACGAATTAGACCTTTTGACCCGTACTTGAAGCATTTGCTGCAAAGCTTGGATGATGGGAAATAGAATATATCTTGGAGATAAACCTGAACATATTCTTTCTGGTATTCCTCATACGCCGAATTACCAATGAAGCGTTCTGCATCAGCCAATGCACGATTCAGAATCTTATCTTCAGCAGGATCAGAACGACCCAATGTTGCAGACAGATACCAATTATGCTTGATATTACACAATGCATCGAATTTCAGCATTCCCTTCAAATGAAGATGCGCCTCGTCGATGACTTTGATACCGAATGCAGACTGTTCCAATACCTTCATCAAACCATTCCAGTCGTCTCGGATTGCGCCTTCCAGAGAAGATATTGTGACAACGCATACCTTCTTATCTGGAGCATCCCAAATTCGAGTTGCAATGTCTGATTTATCGATACCGAGCTCCAGAATATTGTCGATCCATTGATTCTTCAATAGAGAAGTTGGAACAACAATCAGTGGCTTTAGCCCAAGCTTTGATGCGGAGTAACATGCGATAAACGTCTTTCCTGTACCAGGTTTCAGTTCCATTGTAATCTTGTTTGATTTGGAAGTCGTTGCAAGTCGGATACAGTCTTCCTGAAGTTTGGAACGCGGTTCACGATTCATCTTCAATTCAATCGGCTTTGGTGTCTGATAAGGTTTGGTTGAATCCACCCGAAGATTTCGAATGGATTCATCCTTTATTTTCAGAAAACCGGATGTGATGTAGATGACATCATGTTCCTTGCCAAATGTCGGTTTGTTGTCTGGGTCGTTACCGCTGTAGATGAAGAACTCTCTGACAGGATTTGTCAAAGTGAAGTATTGCAAACACTTATGCTTGATGTCCATTGTGGGTTCTTTGATAATCAGACCCGTTGTTGTACGTTCGATCTTCATGCTTCTTCTTCAGCTCCTTCCTCAGGGAGATCCGAATCATCAATCAGATTCTTTTCAGCAATGGTTTCCGCAAGCTTCAGCTTGTTTGCCTTTTCACGTGCTTCGTTTGCAAGCTTCTCCAACTCCTCAATGTCAATCTGCGGAATATATTTTGCAAGAAGTTTCTTCTTATATTCACGCATGATGTTGGACTTCGGATCGTCGCTTCCCTCTTTATCTTCCTGCTCCTTCTTAGTTAAGAATGTCGCTGCAGCAAGTTCAAAGAACGACTCGAAGTTTCCGATCATATCAGATGTGACTTCAAGTGTCTTTGCAGAAGGCATCCGGAATGTGAATCGCAATGTACTCAGAATCTCCGGATCAATATCGGTTTCCCACCGCAATATCTTACGATACAGATTCGTGATATCACGGTTGAAGTCGATTTTGCAAGAAGAAATAAACGACACGAATCGTGTATTCGAGAGTTCGACTTCCTTTGAGAACTCGATTTCAGTGACGCCACCATTCTTCACCATGATAGCAGGAACTGGTGTGGAGTTGATTGCTTCTTCATGAAGCTTATCCAGCAGGTTACTATCAAGCGGAGAATCGGATGCAGGAATCGTTTCGATATTGATTGGTGATTCGTTATTCGGACCGCACATCAGAATCAGTTCAGAACCACCAGAGACTTTTGTCAGTGATTGACGATAGTTGAAGATATCATTCGATGTCACACGACGTGCAGCGAACTTTCGCATTGTCTGCTGGACAAACTGCTTGTAGTTCTTGTCGATACCAGATGAACGAAGATTGTACACTCTGATTGCGGAGTTATTAATCTGGAACAGGATTGAGTACATCTTCAGGAACATGTACATTCTCGCTGTTATCAGACCGCCTTCGAGCATAGAATGACCTTTACCAGCACCGTCTTCATTAATTGTACATTGACAAACATTCTCGGCCGGAATATAAATGAAACGCATCATTGCTTCATTGAACTTGTGTGCTTCCAAGATTGCGACAATCTGCTGATGAAGAGCCGTGTTATCGCGCATAAACTTCAGATTGAAGTTATTAATAATCTTGGATGCAAGTCTTTCACAAAGCATTTTATCCGGAGAGAATGTATCATGTCCAATGGATGGGGTACGAAGTGTATATCCAGACAGTCCGGAATTACGACGTTCACCAGCATCGTCTGGACGTGTCAAATCGGAAATGTAGTAATAACCGATGACAGTACGGTCGATACGAATCGGGATCAATTTGGTTGCAGGCAGGATTTTCAGGTAGACACCTTTGACATGTTGGAATTCACGTGAAATGTCTCCACCGATAACGCCGTCATTCATCATGACATTCTCGAAAACTTTATCGGTTTCCTGAACGTATCCTTCATCCTGATACTTTACGTCATACGCACGTTTCAGATCGATCGCAGATTCCTCGATGACCGGGAGAGCAATGTCTTCTTCGATGTATCGAATGTTCTTTGCGATATCATCGACATATTCATCGAAGAGATCATCCCGTTCTTTATCTGCGACAGGTGCTGACTTATCCTGATTCTGTTCAGAGTTCATCGGTTTCGCATGATATCCTGGAATAATCTCCATGATTTCTTGTTCGGTGAATAATCCAGCATGCTCTTTGACGACACCTTTCTTGTCTTTCACAGATTCTTGGACAATCGTATCTTTCAACGATCGTTCAACGGCGGATTCACCGTATCCATATCCATAACCAGTCAACGACGACGATGTCTCAAACATACTTGCGACACTGTTGTGCGGATTCTTTTGTTCTGAGGCTTTTAATCTGTACTTATACAGATCCTCAAATACCTTTGCATATGGAACACAGTATACATAGCCTTCACCATAGAACAGTGTGTTGTACACGACATGATTCTTGATGATAGAATGTAAACGAAGCTTTTCTTCTGTTGCTTCGATTTTCGACATGACAGTCTGTTCTTGCACATCGATCAGATTTGTTTGATCGAACAGAATCGTACGTGCGAGTGTTCCATCAACAACATCTGATTCACAAATCGCATCACGTGTGACAATCAAAGCATTATACCATTCCGGAATTTGGGAGACGACCATATCCAGATCTTGACGAAGAGCAATATCTGCAATCGTTGTGATTGGTAAGAATGCAGCATCTGTCAATTCCTTTGGGAGCATATCAATTGTGATCTTCTCATTGGAATCCGGAAACTTCATTGTCGCGATTTTCTCAATGAATGACATGTCGGTTGACAAATTATACTTGCGGAGAATACTAGATATCGTCGTTGACAATTCGTCTTTTGACATCATTATATCTCCACCGGTCAAATCATTCATTAAGCCATGAATAAGTCTTTCCTCATTCGACTGTTGCTTTTCCTGAGCCATATGCGTCACCTCCTTTATTATAATACTGACCTACTCATCTTAGTAGGCATTTCATTTGTGAAGCCGAGATTCATTCTGGATGCCATCTCAATACTGATGTGATGTGCGGGAATAAAGCAGAGATTGGATTGAACCACACCCGCATCATCCCATTTCCACGGATCATGATCGCCATTCATTTCGGATACAATAAATGGTGATCCAGTGATCAAACTGGAAGCACCCACATAATTCCGCAACACATTAGATGTATAGTTCGTTCCACCTTGATAGTTTTCACGATACAAGAACGGAACCTCATTCGTCAAGAAGCTACTGACATCGCTTCTCATCACACCCATGTTGTCGAAGATACCTGCGTTGAAATTGAATTCAACCAGATTGCGAAATACATTTTCTTGTTTGTACTGGTAAATGAACGATGCATTCACACGGGATTCACCAGTGATCGCAGAAGCATTCTCATTCGACAACATAGATGGTTGCGCAGATACAGGATATACTCCATAATATTTACACCAATACAGAATCTTTGTTCCGGTTTCATTGGTGATAATATCATAAATCGAAGCGCAATATTCAAGTGCTCGATCATATGGATGCATGTGTTCACGCACGACACCGGTTGAGAAACCACTATTCACATAGTTGTATCCATTATATGGTGGGAAGAATTGACCCGTCCGACGTTTATGAATATACATCATCCAAATACGCAACGTTTCATACACATCCATGTATTTGGTATCACGGAATGACAATTCCAGATTACCACCGAGATTTGATGTCATGATTTTACCCGGCGTAACGGTTGCACCGCGAACACCTTTCGTGACGGAATCCAACACGGTCAATGTTTGACCAGCTGCTGACATGCCCATTACGCGGTTGCATAACAAATAATTCCAGTTGGCATACTGTGGTCTACCTGGAGATGGTACAACATACACTGGCGAAAGTGCTCGAATGACATGAGGCATTCTACACCAGCTTGTATTAATGTCTTCATCGTTTGCCGCCTGTACAGAAAGTCTGACAGAACCCCCGTCATATCCGAGCAGATAACATTCAGGTCTTGTAATAAAGATATATCGGAATGCTTTTCTGTGTTCAATATCAGCGACGGGTAAACGTGTTCTGTTATACGCTGTGACGATTGCGTTGTGTGCGCGGTCAGCATATGAACGCGTAAACGGATGAATGGGAGATGTCGGCGTTCCTGGCGAAGCCATTGCTTCAGATGTTGAACCGGCTGCAAACGATGCATTTCGTTTATCATTGTTTTCGAGACCATTCTCGAGAATATATTTTTTCTCCGGATCATTCTCCGGATTTACCGGGGTCACAGAACCTCGGTATTGAAATACATTGCTTTGTCGGAACGGAAGATTCCATTTTGCAAATGGAAAAACAGATTCAACACTTGGGACAACCGACTCGATTGGATAAATCTCATCGGGAATCGGATCAAGGTTTGATTTGGATGTGATATGTGCATCTCGTGGATACATATATAATGCATTATCATTATAATGCGCCATCAAATACGAATTGACAGCGGCACCCATTGTATGCATCCACGGTTTAATATCTACTGGATTGATCGTTGTGAACATCGGACCATTGCTAATGGGGAAATCACTGCGGGGTGTCCATTTACCATCGATATAGTAGGCTTGGGTCACATCATTCATACCTTCTCTTGGATAGGTATTCCCATAACGCATGAGTTCCGCCAGTGCTCGCATAGCCTCTTGGCTATGTTTGCGGGTATTGTCTGTCGCAACGATTTGTGTATTCGTTTCCATGATCCGACCTGTCGAGTTGATTGCGTTTGGATATGAACTGATAGGCATTCCGGATCATTCCCTTCAGATTGAAATATTCATGCCATTCAGATTCGTCAAGCATTTCTTAGCCGAATCAGAACAGGATTTGTTCAGTGAATATGATGAAAGCTTCGTCTTGTAGAACGAGGATGTTGCCAGCAAGAACAGATATTGCAGATTCTCCAGCGCAAACACCAATGGCAGTCCACATGATGAAGCAAAATACGTCATGAATGTTGAATCCAGATCTTTGTAACGAACCGGATTAATCTGTTTGATCAGTGCAATCAGATTGCCAATACCGAGCGACGGCATTGTTGCAACATCCATTGTCACCTGTTTGATCTGATCTTGGAAGATCCGATCCTTCAGCAGTCTGTTGAACGGAACAGTTGTAGGACTCATCTTATCCCCGTCAATCATACGATAGAAATACGCGATGATGTACATCTGTGCTTTGGTGAGGTTGTCACCCTTGATGTACAATTTTTGCTCCAGAGGCATCAGCCACAGATACTGATACAGACCGCAGAGATTCAAAATCAACTGACGATTTAACAAGAACTGATTCGGATTTTCTGACAATGCAGAAGCAAGAAAAGCCGCTTCCATCGTCGCCATCAGATTGGTATATTCTGATGACGACGTAATGTTTGTGACAACCTTATCTGCAAATATATATGCAGTAGCCTTACCGGTCTTATCTTTACTGATCAGATATGGCAGAACAGGTGGAACCTTGGAACGGTCCTTATCAAAGATGATCTTCATCCGACCATCTTCAAACATCTTAACCGCTTTCTTTGCATTCGGTGAACCATTCAGTTTGATCAATGACATGATCTCCTTCATGGTTTCGGGAGTCATATAATTCGATTTATCCATGGCGGCTTCACGTGCAATCTGTCCAAGATTTGATTGCTTGTTGAACTTATCAAACAAGGAGGTATGAGACAGCTGTGGAAGCTGAGCCGCTTCTTGAAATATGATAGGCATAATCGTAAATCCTTTCTGTTAGAATAATAACCGTATATTTATAGTATACGGGCTTATAAAAAAGTCGAAGGACTTTATTATTCAGATTGAGGTGATAACATGGGAAATGCCGTTTATAATACGCTTTATAAATTGAACGGATGGATTGCATCAGGCAATAACTTCCGTCAAGAAATCTCTGGGTCGGACATTGTTTCCATTGCAATCATTAACGAATATGATACGGCGACATATCCGATTATTCGTATTCGTGTTTATGCAGATATGAACATGATCGAGAATCTCAATGAAAATCCAGATGATACCGTTGTCAGTATTTCATTGAATGGTGGTGTGTACAAAACTGACAGAGAGTCAAACACAACATCATTGGTGTATCCAACCGAAGCAATCTCTTTCTCCGGATATGGATACATCGAAAACAAAAACATCCCGGTTTCAAAATTGGATCAATTTAAACAAGGCTTGAAAGATAGCACGGATCTGAATGTTGATTCAAAAGTTCCATTCGAGATTTATGTATTTTGGCCCAGCATCATACATAAAATGCGTTCAAAAACTCATGCCGTCTACCGCAACTCAACGATCGGAACGGTTTGTGAAGACATCCTGATGAATCTTGTTGGATTACCTGAAAACAAGATCACAATTGACCCAATTCAGAATCAGAAACGATATAATCAGATACTGATTCCGAATCTGATGGCGATTGATGCATTCTCATATTTTGACCGAGTCTATGGATTATATCCCCATGGCGGATTATTGTTCATGGATCATCAGAATCAAATGTATCTATCCGATACAGCAGCTTCAAATGGTACGACGACGATTCCAATTTATGTGCGTTCTGAGAAGAATGATGCGCAGACGGAATCGGGAATGTTCTATACGGGTGGTATCTATCAGGGTCAAACACAATCTGTCAATGTATCCGTTTTGACCGAATCGGATATTGAACGTGTATTGAATCCTGAACGTTTATCAGATATCAATGTCAATACGTTACAGTTGCATTATACAGATCTGGATAAGCTGATTGATAGTTCGAATCTCTCTAGATACATATCTCCTATTGAGCAAAAAAATATACTGCATAAAACAGATCGATCAACTTTATCTATTCAAGAAGCGGCTCGTTTGAATGAAAAAATAACAGAAGTAGATCTCTCTGTTGCTGGTTTGGATGTATCCTTATTCAAACCAAATTCTCGTATCAATTTGGTCTTCGAATCTCCGATTCGAGGTTTGAAGATCGCTGATGCATATCGTATCAGATATGCAGCACATGTATTCTCGAATACATCTGGTGAATTGTTTGCACCGCAATCAACAATGAAACTTTGTACAAATTAAAAAAAAAATGTGAGGGGCCGAAGCCCCTCACATTTCCTTTCATCAACGTTCATGCTCGAGCATCAGCATTAATAGGACGCCGTGATACCAGAGAACCGGTAAGGTTCGCCGATGTTGCCGGTGGTGTCGATATTGGATTCTTCACGCTTCACATATTCATTGAGCTGAGCAATGATCTGTGCGAGCTCCGGAAGGATCTTCTTCATATCGATGCAACCTGCGACGCAGTCCGCCTTCATGTTGTTGATCATGCCGAAGAACATGATCTGCTCAACAACCTTGCGGGCATCCAGCAGAGTCTGGACCGCGCTCTGGTCGAATTTCGTTGCGATTTCACGACCGCATACAGCACAACGGAGCTTGCCGTCAGCAGTCTTTTCCAGCTTGCATTCCGGCTGGTTGCCGTTGAAGATGAAGTGAACACACTCCTGCTTCTCACGCTTGTACTGATCATTGTTACCATAGCTGCCGATAACCGGAGTATTCTTTTCAGCAATATAGATCGCAGTCATTCTCTGCATAATCGGCTGGATCAGACGCTGAACATCGGGATTGATTCTTTCGATCATTGTGGTTTCCTCCTCGATTATTTATTCACAATCTGCTTTGCAACAGTGAGCAGATTTGTGTACATTGTGCCACAGTCCTTGATCTGGATGTAGTACGGACTTACATCAGGACTGACAGACTCATAGACTCCGACCAGATACTGATAGCAGACCGTCGTGCCACCCGGAATCTTTTCAAGCATGGTATAAATCCATCTCTTCAGAGATTCGAGGAATGCATTCTGATTTGCCGTCGGCTTCGACGGAATGTCCGCCTTCAGAAGCGTCAACGCGCCGCGGATGATCGGATCCGGATCAGCAAGATTATTGAACACATCCGCCGTGATCGGAAGATTACTGTCCAGAATCTCTTTGATCGTCTTCTGTGAATTCATTGCGACGCATGCAGCAATGAACAGCGCCTCCGGATGAGTCAGGTTTCCGCAACGAACCTGAATGGAGTTTGCCGTCGGACCGAGAAGCTCCTCAATTGCCGCCTGGATATGTTTGATCTCATCGAATGTCGGAACTGCGGAATCTTCGGCAGAAGTGCTCTTGGGAGACTTGTCCTTCTTCTCTTCTTTCTTCGGCATATGCTTTTCCAGATACTGGTCAACCGCCTTGGTCAGAAGTGCACCGATCATACCATTCAGAGCCGGATCGTGCCTGGTTCTCAGGTACTGGATCGTGATGTCGATGAAGATCGGGTCCATGATATGATTGCTGAATGCAATCCACAGGCCACGAGCCTCCGTGTCACTGTCCATGTCAGACGTGAGAATCTTCTCCGCGACTCTGGGCAAGCACTGAGCATCGTACGAATACAGACTTGCACGAGCCTGCTCAGTGAGGGTGAGTCTTTCCTGGGGAGAGATATACGGAGAAATATTGAGTTTCTTCATATATGACTCAATAGAATCCAGGAAGGATGCATCGCCGGGATACATTTGGGAATAGGTCATGTGTGTTTTCCTCCTTTATGGATTTTTAGATATTCTTGTGTAGTGAATATCGCATGAATTATGTGTATATCCACGACAAAAATATTTCCGATGTTATTCACCCGCATTATGGAAATTGAATTTTTCCAATGCGTCGAGTTTCTGATCAGACGTAGATGTTCCGGATGTTGCCTGAACAGATGAAGACACTGGTGAAGATACAGGTACAGAACGAACAGTACCCTTCTTACGCATGAATGCCGGACGTGAGGATTTTGCCTCAATGCCTTCAGCGATACCGGATGCAACCTGAAAATCATCTGTGATTTCCTTCAGTTCAACACGAGGAAGACCTGCGATGATGATCGATGCAGTACATTGACCATCTCTGTTGCAAACATTCCGATATTCATCAAAGCTGTTCTCAATACGAGCATTCAGCTCCGAGAACACTTCTTCGAAATCGCCGCTTGCAAATGGAGATGACAATGCAAATGCTTTCATAAGCGTACCGGCAGATGCATCTGTGGAAGTGAATGGCTGATGACCATTCAGCACCCGCTCGGTAATACGTTGCTTCAGTTGTGTCGGGGTTTGTGCGGTAGCCTCAACAGCAATGAAGCGACCAGGTGTTGCAAGAATCACATCGAGGTCGGAATCATCAATGGAATCTTTGTCGGTATCATCATAATGTTTACCGAGAATAATCTCGATTCCAGTAACGACTTCCTTGTTGATTTCAGAATAATCTGCCTTGCCGTATTCATTACGGAAGACTTGATATGTTTCGACACCCACCTGTCCGAGTTCCATCATCAAATCAGAAGTATTGAGATGGAAAGCGGTGGGTTCCTTCATCGCAGGACAGATGATGATCGGGATCACCTGAATTCCTCTTTCGATGAAATGTTTACACAGGGACGGTGTCGAACCAGACCCGGTACCGCCTGCAGCAGATGTGATAACCAGAATCGGCGTCTTCGCCTTTTCAGCATCAGCATACAGTTCATTCAACGCTCCGTTTTTATCTTGGAACGCAAACATTTCAGCACCTCTTTCACGGGAACGACCACTACCCGCTTTATCATCAGATACCAGAGAAATGTGCTGAATTGTTCCGATTGTCTTCATATCAACCGATGATGTGACAGAATCGATTGTATATAAATGACAATCTGTCAATGTTTTTGATTGTGCCGCCAGTTTGACAATCTGGCAACCGGTGTTTCCTACACCGATGATAACATTGAATGGCATTTTACTCATCCTTCCATATACAGAAATATTCGTTAGAACCGACGGATGTAACATACACCGAGCGGCTACTACCGTATTGTGATTGGTAACAGACTGTTTCCGTGGTAATGCGTTTCATGTATGGGTACCGAGATACCAAATACACATACGCAGCATATTCCGAGCTGAATTCTTCAATGAGTAGATCGCGACATTTGTCATCGATCATTGTGACAAAATATGTAGGGGCGGATTTCTCCGCCCGTTTCATATTATGCGTTCTTCGCGTCATTCTTCAAACCCTGTTTAATCGACGCAAGCGGTGTGAGGATAATCTTATCACCAGCACGCGTTGTAATATTAAACCAGTTATACATGTTAACAGGCTTTCCAGTCTGAAGAGCAATCTGAATACCCGCTGCATAAATAGCAGCCATCATCGGGATTACCGTCGCAGAGATCATCAAGCGAATACCCCACTTCTCGGCAATCTCATTGAATGCTTTCCGCTCAACCATGTCGAGTGTCTCAGTGAGGTTATTGGTTCGCCATTCATTATACCGTTCAGTGAGTTCGCGGTTGAAATCACTTCCGGGAACCATCGTATGATCTTTGTTGGTAAATGTCGGGATGAATTCATGATACATCTCCGGTACGATGTTACGAGCTTTGTCCGATTCCGAGTATTCGGTCATGTACTCCAGGCGGAAACCCGCAACAGATACAGAGAACTCCTTGCTCTTCTGCTGCTGAATGAACTCAAGGAGGGCAGTGAAGAATGAAGCCCATGTCACCGGAATGATTGTCGGATCATCGATTGTGATACCGAATTGACGGAAGAACAAATCTGACGCCAATTTCGGAAGTGTGTCGAAGAGAACTGGATCATTTTTGAATGTCTCCATAAATCTCGTTCGGCGTGCCCCATAATCGATTTTTTCGTTCATAAGTAACTCCTTCTTTCTTTTGAAATATCGGTTCTAGAAACCACAGAGTTTCCGTTTACCATTTCAATCATATATGCCTACAAAAAATATTTTTTGTCAGAAATATATTATTCTGTAGATGAGAGAGGCTCCTATGATTTCGATGTATTGAAATGTGTGGAATCGTTGAAAATTATATCCTCAGGGACTTCTCAGGTAATCTTCATTTGAAAGGACAGGTATCATGCGAATTGTATATTTGAAGTTGGTCAATTTCATTGGTGTGAAAGCCGCAACAGGTTTGAATGAAGTTGAGTTCATGTATGATAAAATTAAACAACCAATCATTCAGTTATATGGACGGAACCGATGTGGAAAGACTGTCATGATTCAACAGCATCATCCGTTTTCATCAATCAATCTGAATGGAGATGAACGGAATGACTTGGATTTGATTCTGGATGGCGAAACCGGAATCAAGAACATTGTGTATGAAGTAAACGGCGAAGTCTTCAATATTACTCACACATATCGTGTATCTGGTAAATCCCACACAGTATCAACATCTATTCTTCATAATGGTGTTGAACTGAATCCGTCAGGCGGTGTGAACACCGGAAATGTTCTGATTGAAAAACACTTGGGAATCAACAAGTATGTTTTCCAGTTTATTATAAATGGAACAAACCTGACATCGTTCTCTGGTATGGGAGCAACACAACGTAAGCAGCTTTTGAATAAAGCGATGGGCATCGATATTTACGATAAGATTCATAAGCTTGCGACGGATGATTATCGATTTACAAATAAACTGATAACTTCGCTCAATCATACCAAGGAATACCTATTATCAATGTACGGCTCATACGAATCCCTGTTTGCAAACGTGGATGCAAAACGGGCACAGCGTGAGAAGCTGGAATTTGAGTTACAACAGATGAAATCTGATATGGATCGTTTGAATGGAACGATCCAGACGATTCGTCAACAGAACCCTTCCGCGGAATTATATAGTATCGACGCATCCATCCGAGAATATCAATCTGTCATGACACGGTTTGGTGGTTCACTGGACCCGAATCTATCAGACAAACTGGTTGAGCAACAGATTCAATTGAACAAACAACTTGCGGATGCAAAAGCAAGACGTGAAATACTATTAAAAGACATCGACGATTTATATGATAGACAACACAAAGCGGATGAGGTCGCCCGAATATACCGGCAATCAATCAATGATAAAGAGTCGTTGGAAAACACGATGAAATCTTTACGAGAGAAGATCCAGGCAATTCAACCGAATCCGGCTGTTGCGGAGTTAACATCCAGCTATATGATGGCAATGTTGACATTGGCACAATCCATCAATTCTATCTGTAAAGAAATCGTGTCATCCTTAAAGCGAGAGCATCTAGAAATGATTGCAGAGATGGTTATCCGCGGAATTGATGTGTCGGCATTCCTGGTGAAGTCTGGTGCTGAAATACTGGATACAGAAAAGGAACGTTCGGTCATTTCGTATATTCGTTCAATGATGAATACGGTTGATGGCGAAATCCCCAATGCATCCCAGTGTAGCATAGAAAATTGTCTGTATCGACGAGTTTATGATGCATTTGATTCGTACTTCCAATCATTCCAATCTACATCAAAAGGTGAGTTTACTCAGTACGATTTGGAACAGATGGATCACGCATATAAGAATATCCTATCAATCAAACGAATGATCAATGTTGACATTCAAGCAACGGTCATTCAGAAGATGTTCTCAATTCAATCGATTATGAAGAACATTGTACAGTTCGGGTTTGGTGTCAGTGTTGATGAAATCAAGGAGCTCATAGAAGAGACCACAAGAAATGAGCAACGGTATCAATATGTCACACAGCTGGGTGAATGCGAACATTCCTTGGAAGTTATCAATGAACGCTTATCTATTAATATGGATATCGCAGATACACAAGATATCAATAAAATGATATCCGCACTGAATCAACAGTTGTCCGACCTTGATCGGGATATCGAAACCATTTCAACGACATTGTCTGATACGGATGAACAACGATTGGCATTGAGTAATATCAAGCGCATTGATATCGCGTCTCTGGAATCCAGACGTATTCAGCTGCAGTCGATTATTGATAAACAAACTGCTGCAGAGAATCAATATCGGGAATTGTCTTATCAGTATCAGACACAAGCTTCCACGTATAAAGCATTGCTTGCGGATCTGGATGTCTTGGAGAAAGCTTTTGACCAGTATGTCAAGACTTCTGCCGAGATTGAACAGAACACAACCAATGATTCAATATATAAAGCGATTGCAGAGGCTACTTCTTCAACAAAAGGAATTCCAGTAATCGCGATTCGTGACACGGTTGAACGAGCTATACACATGGCAAATCAATTATTGGATGTGATGTATGATCACGAGATCGAATTGTTACATCCAATCATTGATGAATCTACTTTTGCTTTGCCATTCAGATGTGGGAATAACCGGTCTTCGGACATCCGGTATGGTTCTCAGTCTGAATCGACATTATTATCCCTGGCATTATCGTTATCACTTGCTTCCTCATTAACCCATTTCAATATCCCGCTTGTAGATGAAATTGACGCATATTTGGATATATCAATACGGGATGGCTTCATACTGATGCTGGAGTCTATGATGAATAAGCTTGGTATGGAGCAAATGTTCTTAATCTCTCATAATCTACAGAAAGGACAATACGCACATATTGTCCATACTATTGATATATCTGAAATCATTGACCAAAAGAAAGGTGGTGGCCAGTAATGGCATCTTCTGTTCCGTATGAAGGCACGCTTAATGGTTATAAGTACCAATGGTTATGTGTACGCGATCGTTTATACAATGACTATATTATCACCAACCCTGATGGTATGTCCATCCGTGTAAATGATCTGACCCCGAATATTGCCTACAAAATGGCACGAGACCCGAGAGCATTCTATGAGAAATGCATTGCGGAAAATACGACGTCGTAAACCATGTGATATTTATGGGGGCTCCGGCCCCCATAAGTGTCTTTTTTCTTGTTTTCCATATATATATTATTATAGTGAATAGGAGAAAATATGATCGCATTCTCCTATAATTCGATAGGGTTTCGTGGATATTGACCCTCGTTAACAATCCACAGAAAGGAACAAGGTTATGAATACCAATGCTAACAATTCCAATCAGAGTGTTGGAGCAGCTATCGGTCGTGTTGCGATCGATATGCTGAAAATAACGGTTGCCGTCGCAGGCGGCATCGCTGTATATAAGCTGGCCGAGAATTACCTCGGTGGTGACAACAGCGGATGCTGCGGCGGCGGTGCAGTCCCGGCTCTCGACACCGCCGCTGGCATGACCAGCGGTGAAGCGGCTGCGTTCTGCGCAGCAGAACGTATCGATAGCGTATTCTGATGACGCTATCGAAATTTGTGGACGTGCTGATCACATGGTTGATAATCAGCCTCTGATCTGAATCAGCACGTCCACAGACATTTCTAGTGTTGACATAAGAAGACAAAAAAAAGAGCCTAGGGGGTGGATGTGGCTCGATAACAAAGAATGACCCCCATACAAACTTAAGGAGGAAATAACATGTTTGTACTGGCAGCGATTGCGGGCATTACGGCCGCAACGACAATTTACAGTGTCGAGAATCTGGCGGACAAGAAGATCTGCCAGGGGATCGATAAGCGCAGGGCGGCCAAGGAGGCCGCTGCCGCTGAAGCTGATCAGCAGGCACAACCGACTGTCATGCAGCAGCCGACAGCATCTGTTCGCGAACAGCAGCTCGAGATGCAGCTTGCTGAAATGCAGGCTGCATTTGCGGCGCTCCATGCGCCGCAGGCTGTTCCTGAGCAGCCTGCACAGCAGCCGTCTCAGCCTGAGCCGGCTCAGGCACAGCCGACACAGCAGCCTACATTCACTGTCGGCGACAAAGTTGGCATCGCCGACGATGCCCAGCTTGTCGCCGGCAGCCTGGCAGACACCGACAGCCATGTCGGCATTGTCCGTGCCGTGAATGATGACGGCACCGTGCGTGTCGCCATCAATCTCGGAGGGAAGAAAGGGGTTCGTATGATCACCCTCTCCGAGTATGATGTGGCTCCG